TTTGGTGCTGCTAAAGCATCTGCTAACATTAGCATTGATAAAATAGGTAATGTTGTATTTAATACTCCGGGATATTATATTGTTAATATGGGTGTTAATTTACAAAACTCAGACCTCATAACTCAATATGCAATGTTTACTGCAACCCTTAATGGTAATCCTTATTTACAAACTTGGGTTCATCAATTATCAGATGCACAACCTTCAGGTTGGGAAGTTAGTTTCCCTGTTAATACTTCAGGTGATACGTTTACTTTAAACTTACTTGCAACAATATCAAATCTTCAAGCAGACACTAAAACTGTAGTAACCAACGTAGCATCTATGCCTACTGCTCCTGCTTCTTGGATTGCTATTCATAAGTTAGCGTAATGGATATTAGAAAAATTTCAATAGGTCCTGATTACAAGTCAGGTGCAATGCATTACATTGTAGGACAACCTGTTCTCAATGGTAATTATCATATACATCTTATTAAGTATATAGAAGAAAAAGATTCAATATTAATTTATATTCAAAATGAAGATGAGATTATGGTATGGAAAGAGTTCACCTCATCTATGCCTGTATCTATTGAATATAACATAAACTTTTTGTAAATGCTAAGTATACAAGAAAGAGCAGAGTTGGAAGCAGAATTAGCTTTACTTGAAATAGAAAAAAAGAAACCTGAGAATGACACTTGGGAAAAGCAGCTAGAGATTCAAGATGCTGCACATAATATTAAAATGAAATTAAATGGAGTCAAGCCAACTGATTCGCATATAGATTGTATTGGTTGTGGCTCGTAAATTAAATTATGAAATCACCATTTGCTTTTATTGTAAAACCTTTAAAGGGGAAACGATATAACAATACAAAAAACATTTCCGGCTTAGATATAATAATAAGCACATCACAGGAAGATTTTAAATTCTCAAACAGAGAAGCTGAAGTAATTGAACTCCCCCTAGGATATAAAGGTCCAATACAGGTGGGAGATATTTTATTAGTACACCACAATGTATTCAAATATTATAATGATATGAAAGGAATGCAACGAAGTGGTAAGAGTTATTTTAAAGATGATTTGTTTTTTGTAGAGGAAGACCAATACTATATGTATAAAAGAAATGGTGAGTGGAACTCTTATGGTAGATTCTGTTTTGTAAAACCTGCTCCGGTAGAAGATTCATACATATATAAACCTTTAAGTGAAGAACCTTTGGTGGGTATTATGGAATACCCAAATGATTATTTAAAATCAAAAGGTGTCACAAAAGGAGATAAGGTTTGTTACAAGCCTGATAGCGAATATGAGTTTACTGTGGATGATAGCAAGATGTATAGAATGTTTGACCACCAAATAACTATGGTCTTATGAATGTTTCTATATACAATGAAGTTATTAAAGATGCAGACTCTTATGTAAATCAAATACATTTAGAAGGATTTGAAGATATACAATTAGAGGAAGGACTATTTAAAAATATACAAGTACGTCAAATAGATGAATTAGTTATGTTTTTACATAACAAATATCCAATGTATAAAGCAGTTTTAAATTTTGTTAGACGTTCACCTTTAAATCAAGAAGAACCTAATTGGATTCATACTGATGAAATGATGGGTGACCTTACTGCTATTTTGTATTTAAACAAAGAACATCCTGAAAAGGATGGAACTACCTTATATTACAAAGGAGAAAAAATGTGTATATTAAGGTCGAGATATAATAGGTTGGTTGTGTTTCCATCACACCTATATCATTCTAGAAATATATTTGAAAATTTTGGACATTCAGATAATGCTAGATTAATTCAAGTTTGTTTTTTAAAATCAATATCTGATGAATGATTTTTATAAACTATTAGAAGAACAAGGTTTAACTCTTGAGCAAGTAAATAAGTTTATTGACTCTCAGGAGTTTGAATCAGTGGCAGGTCCTGTAATAGATTTTGGGAACTCCAACTATGAAGTTAAAGATTCATCTATACAAGGTTTAGGTATTTTTGCTAATAAAGATTTTAAAAAAGGAGAGACAATAGGTTATGGTATGATTGAAGGTAGCAGAACTTTAGCCGGTAGATATACTAATCATTCTAAACAACATAATGCTAAGTTTTTTTATTTTAGAAAAAACTCTAATATGATTTTATTGGCAGACAAAAAAATCAAAAAGGGAGAAGAAATTGTAACTAACTATAGACATCATACATATAATAAAGAGTATTATGAATAGGAGTAAAGAATGGGATTGGATGTATTTCAATGATGAATGGAATGAACACGATGGTTCACCTATTCCAATAAGAAAATCTAAAAGAATTAAAAATGAAATCAAAAGAAACAAAATTAAAAATAATAGAGGCAGGTCACAGGGCAGTGGAGCAACTGATAAAGGTGGCGAAGGAAGCGATAATTAAGCACGACCCTGAAGATGATTTATCTGCTGATAGATTAAAGAATGCAGCAGCCACAAAGAAGTTAGCAATATTTGATGCATTTGAAATATTAAATAGAATCGAAGCTGAGAAAGAAGCTATTGAATCTATGGAAAAAGGAGTGAATAAAACTGATACTAAACAAGGATTTGCAGAAAGAAGGTCTAAATAACTTATATAACATAATTGAAGGTGTTGTACCTAAAAATGTTTTAACGTCTAAGAATCGTGCTAAAACGTGGAAATACGGCTATGATTCTAAGTATGACTTTGTTGTTATATCCAAAAGTGGACAGATAGGTGATGTAATTAATATTAGTGGATTAAGAGTAGCATTACCTCTACCACCCAAAAAGTGTCTTCAAAGACACTCAAAAACATCAGAACAATATTGGGAAAGAGAGGAGTTACCAAAAGCATTATCTAAAATACAATCTATATTTCAATGGAATGAAATGTCATCTGATTTTAAAAACAGATGGGTAGATTATATTGAAGAAGAATTTGATAGAAGGGAACAGGGTGTTTGGTTTATGTCTAATGGTAAACCAACATATATAACCGGTGCTCATTATATGTATCTTCAATGGACAAGCATTGATGTAGGGTATCCTGATTTTAGAGAAGCCAATAGAATATTATTTATTTATTGGGAAGCTTGTAAGGCTGACCCAAGAAGTTTCGGAATGATTTATCTAAAGATTAGACGTTCCGGTTTTTCTTTTATGTCATCTTCTGAATGTGTAAACACAGGAACTTTAGCTAAAGATTCTAGAGTTGGTATACTGTCTAAGACAGGTTCTGATGCTAAAAAAATGTTTACTGATAAAGTTGTTCCAATCAATAGCAGATTGCCATTCTTTTTTAAACCTATAATGGATGGTATGGATAAACCTAAAACTGAATTAGCTTTTAGGATTCCTGCTGCTAAGATTACTAAAAAGAATATGTATGAAACAAATGACGAGGAGTTATTTGGTTTAGATACTACAATAGATTGGAAGAACACAGATGACAACTCTTATGATGGAGAAAAGCTTTTACTTTTAGTTCACGATGAAAGTGGTAAGTGGATAAAGCCAAACAATATTTTAAACAATTGGAGAGTAACTAAAACTTGTTTAAGATTAGGTAGTAAGATTATTGGAAAATGTATGATGGGTTCTACCTCAAATGCATTAGAAAAAGGTGGGGATAATTTTAAAAAATTATATACCGATTCGGATGTAACAAAAAGAAATGCTAATGGACAAACTAAAAGTGGACTATATAGTTTGTTTATTCCTATGGAATGGAATATGGAAGGTTTCATTGATAGATATGGTATGCCTGTTTTGAAAACACCAAAACAAGAAGTGTTAGGTATTGATAATGAAATGATTTATCAAGGTGCAGTTGACTATTGGGAAAATGAAGTAGACTCTTTAAAAAATGATGCAGATGCATTAAATGAATTTTATAGACAATTCCCAAGAACTGAGTCTCACGCATTTAGAGATGAAAGCAAACAATCCATATTTAATCTAACTAAAATATATCAACAAATAGATTACAATGATTCTTTAATTATAGACCATCACGTTACAAGAGGTTCTTTAAGTTGGAAGAATGGAATCAAAGATACCGAGGTTATATTCTCCCCAAATAATAGAGGTAGGTTTTTAGTTTCTTGGACTCCTAACAAACAATTACAAAATAGAGTAGTTGTAAAAAGAGGAGTCAAACATCCCGGTAACGAACACATAGGTGCGTTTGGTTGTGATAGTTATGACATATCAGGTGTAGTTGGTGGTGGTGGTTCTAACGGAGCACTACACGGAAAAACTATGTTTAGTATGGATGAAGCACCAAACGATGAATTTTTTTTAGAGTATATCGCTAGACCACAAACTGCAGAAATATTTTTTGAAGATGTTTTGATGGCTTGTGTTTTTTATGGTATGCCAATATTAGTAGAGAATAACAAGCCTAGATTATTATATCATTTTAAAAATAGAGGTTATAGAGGTTTCTGTATGAACAGACCTGATAAACATTATACCAAACTTTCAAAAACAGAAAAAGAGTTAGGTGGGATTCCTAACTCTAGTGAAGCAGTTAAACAAGCACACGCTGCTGCAATCGAATCTTATATCGAAAATCATATTGGTATGAAAGACGATATGGAGATGGGAGATATGGTTTTTACAAGGACTTTAGAGGATTGGGCAAAGTTCGATATTAGCAACAGAACTAAGTATGATGCCTCTATTAGTTCAGGTTTAGCGATTATGGCTACACAAAAACACCTCTATTTACCTGAACAAAAACTTTCAAAAATAAAAGTTAACTTTGCAAGGTATAGTAACAAGGGCAAATATAGTGAAATAATTAGATGAAAAAAGTAAACATAAACATATCATCTGCAGGGTTTCCTAGTCAATTTGTATCGGATGCTGAAAAGGCTACTGACGAATTTGGGTTACAAATTGGTCAAGCAATTCAATATGAATGGTTCAAAAAAGATGGAAATAGTTGCAGGTACTATAGTCAATGGAGAGACTTTCATAGACTAAAATTATACGCAAGAGGAGAACAGGGTACAGGTAAATATAAAAACGAATTAGCTATTGACGGTGATTTGTCTTATCTAAATTTAGATTGGACACCTGTTCCTATTTTACCAAAGTTTGTTGACATTGTTGTCAATGGAATGCAAGACAGAGAGTTTCACGTTAAAGCTTATGCTCAGGATGCTATGTCTCAATCCAAGAGAAGTAAGTATCAACAAATGATAGAAGGTCAAATGGTTGCAAAACCAATGCTCGAAACTATACAACAAAAAACAGGAGCAAATCCATTTACTGTAGACCCTGAAGAATTACCCAACTCAGATGAGGAGTTGAAATTGTATATGCAGCTTAACTATAAACCTGCAATTGAAATTGCTAATGAACAAGCAATTAATACTATGTTTGAGTCAAACAAGTATAATGATATTAGAAAGCAGTTAGATTATGATATGACTGTTTTAGGAATAGCTTGTGCAAAACACGAGTTTTTACCGGGGGATGGAGTTAACATTAAGTATGTTGACCCTGCTAATATTGTATACAGTTATACAGAAGACCCACATTTTAAAGATTGTTTCTATTGGGGTGAAATTAAAACTGTTCCAATTATTGAATTAAAAAAAATAGATACTTCTTTAACTAATGAAGATTTAGAAGAAATTTCAAATTATTCTCAAAGTTGGTTTGATTATTTTAATGTGGCTCAATTTTATGAGAATGATATTTTCTACAAAGACACGGCAACATTAATGTATTTCAATTATAAGACTACCAAAAAAGTAACTTATAAAAGAAAGGTGAAAGAAAACGGAAACGTAAGTATGATTGAAAAGGATGACCAATTCAATCCACCTCTTGAAATGCAAGAAGAAGGAAACTTTGAAAAGGTACAGAAAACTATTGATGTATGGTATGAAGGTGTAATGGTTATGGGTACTAACATAATGCTTGAATGGAAGCTTATGGAAAATATGGTTAGACCACAATCAGCTACACAACACGCAATGCCAAACTATGTGGCAGTAGCACCTAGAATGTATAAAGGTGTTATTGAATCTTTAGTTAGAAGAATGATTCCTTTTGCTGATTTGATTCAGATTACACATTTAAAACTACAACAAGTAATATCAAGAGTTGTACCGGATGGTGTATTTATTGATGCCGATGGTTTAAATGAAGTTGATATTGGTACAGGTAATGCATATAATCCTGAAGATGCTTTAAGATTGTATTTTCAAACAGGTTCTGTTATTGGTAGAAGTTACACACAAGAGGGTGATTACAACCAAGGCAAGATGCCTATCAAAGAACTTACATCTAATTCAGGTGCAGCAAAAACACAGATGTTGATTAGTAATTATAATCATTACTTAAATCAAATCAGAACTGTAACAGGATTAAATGAAGCAAGAGATGGAAGTTCACCTGACCCTAATTCATTAGTTGGGTTGCAAAAACTTGCTGCTTTAAATTCTAATGTAGCTACTAGACACATACTAGATGGAAGTCTTTATATATACAGAACTTTAGCTGAAGCCTTAACTTATAGGGTCGCAGACATTTTGGAATATTCAGACTTTAAAGATGAGTTTATAAATCAAATAGGAAAGTACAACGTCTCTATACTTGGAGACATTTCAGATTTGTATATATATGATTTTGGTATTTTTATTGAGTTGTCTCCTGATGAGGAACAAAAACAACAACTAGAAGCTAACATACAAATGGCATTATCTAAGAATGATATTAACTTAGAAGATGCTATAGATATTCGTGAGATTAAAAATCTAAAACTTGCTAACCAACTTTTAAAATTAAAAAGAGTTTCTAAGCAAGATAGAGAGGAAAAGATGCAAATGCAACAACAAGCTATGCAGCAACAATCTCAATTGAAGTCTCAAGAAATGGCTGCACAAGTTGCTATGCAAAAATTGCAAATGGAAACTCAAGCTAAGATGCAATATAGACAAGCTGATATTGCGTTTGAAATTGAAAAACTAAAAGCCGAAGCTGATTTAAAATCTCGATTGATGCAGCAAGAGTTTGAACTTAATTTACAGTTAAGGGCAATGGATGCACAACAACTATCTTCTAGAGAAGATAAAAGAGAGAAAGCAAAATCAGAAAGAATATCTCAACAGAACACAGAACAATCACAGTTAATAAACCAAAGAAAAAATAATCTACCTCCAAAGAACTTTGAATCTAATGAGGATAGTTTAGATGGTTTTGATTTAGCTGAGTTTAACCCAAGATAACTCGTCTAAATGTGTAATAATTTTTGTGTAACTTTGTATAAAATTAAATTCAATATAATATGGAAATAAAAGTAAGAGCAGTTGGTGCGACTGAAGAAAAGTCTGTACAACAAGTGGAACAAGAATTGCTTGACAAACACGAGCAAAAAGTCGAAGGCACAGAGCCGGAACAAAAAGAAACTCCTAAAGTACAAGTACAAGAGGAGACAACTATAAAAGAAGAACCAAAGGCTGAAGAACCAAAGGTTGAAAAAGAAGAAATTAAAACTCAATCCTCAGAGTTAAAAGAGGAAGACGTTCTTAAATTTATCGGTAATAGATACGGTAGAGAGATTAAATCTCTTGACGAATTACAACAACAGAGAGAGGAAGAACCTCTACCTGAAGATGTTTCAAAGTATCTACAATATAAAAAAGAAACAGGTCGTGGATTCGATGACTTTGCTAAAATGCAAAGAAACTATGATGAAATGGATGGCGACCAACTTTTAAGAGAATATCTAACTGCAACTGAAAAAGGTTTAGATGCAGAAGATATTGAAGACTTAATGGAAGACTTTGCTTACGATGAAGACATAGATGATGAAAAGCAAGTAAAGAAAATTAAGTTAAAAAAGAAAAAGACTATTGCTAAAGCAAAAGACTATTTCACTGAACAACAGGAGAAGTATAGAGTTCCTCTTGAGTCGAGAAGGGATTCATCTCCTAGAGAAGATGAGAAAGAGTACGAAGCTTATAGACAATATATAGCTGAAGCGAAGACAGTTCAAGAACAAAATGCTCGAAAGAGTGAAGTGTTCTTAAAGAAAACTGACGATGTGTTTAGTGAGTTCAAAGGTTTTGAGTTTACGATTGAAGACAACAAAGTTTATTTTTCACCCGGTGATGCAGCAGAGTTAAAGAAAACTCAATCAGACCCTACTAACTTTATAAAAAAGTTTTTAGATGAAGATGGTTTAATTAGTGATGCAGCAGGATACCATAAGTCACTAGCGATGGCGATGCATCCTGAAAAGTTTGCGAAGTTTTTTTATGAGCAAGGGAAATCTGCAGCAGCAGATGAAACTATGAAGAAGTTGAAAAATGTAAATATGTCAACTAGAAATGCTCCTGAAGTTACTAAGTCAAACAGTGGGTTGCAAATTAAGTCTTTAAGTCCTGACTCAGGTCGAGGTTTAAAGATTAGGAGTAGAAATAAATAAATGTTTAAAATTTAAAAAGTAAATTATTATGAGTGTACAAGCCGTACCCGGTTTCGACTTACAACCAAGTGCACAGAGAGTGCCGTTGAAGTCAAACTACATAGCTAACTTTGACTTTCTTAATCAGTATCTTCCTGATACTTATGAGAAGGAATTTGAGAGATATGGAAATAGAACAATCTCCTCATTCTTAAGAATGGTAGGAGCAGAAATGCCTTCAAACTCTGACCTTATCAAATGGGCAGAACAAGGTAGATTACATACGAAATATGTTGACTGTACTACTGCAGCAGCTATCAATGACATCGAGTTTACATTAGCAGTAAACGATGCAGGTAACCCTGCTTTCACTGCTAGTAACTCTATCGCTATTAGAGTTGGACAAACTGTAATGGTATCTGATAATGCAGGTGGTGGTTCAGTAAAGTGTATCGTAACTGAAGTAGATTATGCAGCTAAAACTTTCAAAGTTGCAACTTATCCTGATACAGGTATTCCTGTTGCAGGTGCAGGTGCGAAGTTTACTGTTTTCATTTATGGTTCTGAATTTAAAAAAGGAACTGAAGGAATGAAAAATTCTTTAGAAGCTGATGACTTCATCTTTGAAAATTCACCAATTATCATTAAAGATAAGTATGCAGTATCAGGTTCAGATATGGCTCAAATCGGTTGGGTAGAAATTACAACTGAAAACGGAGCAAACGGATACCTATGGTATTTAAAGTCTGAGCACGAAACTAGACTTAGATTCGATGATTACCTAGAAACTGCAATGATTGAAGCAGTTCCTGCTGCAGCAGCAGGTGGTGTTGCTACTCAAACAGTAGCAGGTGCTGAAGATGTAGGTAACAAAGGTTCTGAAGGTATCTTCTACGTTGTAGAAAACAGAGGAAACGTATGGGGTGGTGGTAACCCAACTACTCTAGCTGAGTGGGATACTGTTATTTCAAGACTTGACAAGCAAGGTGCGATTGAAGAAAACGTAGTTTTTGTTGATAGAGATTTCTCTTTTGACATTGACGATATGTTGGCTAAACAATCAAGCAATGCAGCAGGTGGTGTTTCTTACGGTCTATTTGACAACGAAAGAGAAATGGCATTGAACTTAGGATTTACAGGATTTAGGAGAGGTTACGACTTCTATAAGTCTGATTGGAAATACTTAAACGACCCAACAATGAGAGGTGGATTACCTACAGGTGCAGGGTCAGGTAGAGTTAACGGACTTTTAGTTCCTGCAGGTTCTACATCAGTATATGACCAAATCTTAGGTAAAAACGCTAAGAGACCTTTCTTACACGTTAGATACCGTGCTTCTGAAACAGAAGATAGAAGATATAAAACTTGGATTACAGGTTCTGCAGGTGGAGCAGAAACTTCTAGCTTAGATGCTATGGAGGTTCACTTCTTATCTGAAAGAGCAGTATGTACTTTAGGTGCTAATAACTTCTTCTTGTTCCAAGAGTAAGATGACTATATTGGGGGAGTGTCTTCAAAGACACTCCTCCTTTTTTTAACTTTAATTAAATTATAAATAAAATGGCGAAAGCAAAAACAACTCAGTTTGTATCTAAGAGTTACAAATTGACAAGAGGAGTAGCACCTCTTTCCTTTATGCTACCTGTGAGACACACAAAAAGATTTTCACTATTACACTTTGATGAGAAAACCGGAACTAACCGAGAGTTACGTTACGCAAGAAACCAAAAATCTTGTTTTGTAGATGAGCAAGATAAAAATGCGTTACTTGAACCAATCATCTTTGAAGATGGTTTCTTATATGTTCCAAAAGAAAATCAAGTATTGCAAGAGTTTTTACACTATCATCCTTTAAACGGTAAAAAGTTTGTTGAGGTAGATAAAGCTAAAGATGCAGCAGAAGAAGTACAAGACCTTATGGTTGAAGCTGATGCATTGGTAGAAGCTAAAAAGCTAACTCTTGACCAACTTGAAAATGTATGTAGAGTATTGTTTGGTAAAGATGTATCAAATATGTCTACTGCAGAACTTAAAAGAGATGTATTAGTGTACGCTAGAAATAATCCTCAAGATTTCTTAGAAGTTATTAATGACCCTGAACTAAAACTAATGGGTACTATTCAAAGATTCTTTGAAAACGGATTATTAAAAACTAGAAAGAGTGGAAAAGAAGTTTGGTATAATACACCAACTAATAAAACCAAAATGCTTAATGTACCATTCGGTGCTGAACCTTTAGATATGGTTGCACAATTCCTACAAGATGATGATGGTATTGAGGTTTTAAAACACTTAGAAACACTATTAGATTAATTCTTATCTTTGTACTTTAATAACCATAAATTTTTTGCCTTATGAGTAATATGAAAAAGTATTTAGAGATTCCTATGGTAGATGCTTCAGGACAAAAGCCTGAACCTGCTCCATCAAAACTAATGTGCATTGATACTTGGATGTATCTAGAGTACGATGCAACTTCACCTACAGAAAAATTATATGTACACCTTACAGGAGGTACACATAGACTTGTAATTGAAGGTGCTAAGTTTGATGCAGAACAGGGAGTAATTGATTTATTTGAAAAAGCAATGGTCGAGCACTATACAGAGCCTTGGGTTGATGTATCAAAACCATTAATCATACCTGTTAAGATGTTAGCAGCAGGTACATATATTGATTCAATTTCAATGCAACTTCTACCATAAACTAGAATTAAACTAACCATAATTAAGAGACTCCTTCAAAAATGAAGGGGTCTTTTTTTTTCATTATCTTTGTATAAAAGAATTACAGATGATAAATTCAGTTAGACAAACAGTGATGTCCGTACTGAATAAGAATAATTACGGATACATATCCCCATCTGACTTTAACTTATTTGCTAAACAAGCACAGTTAGATTTATTTGAAAATTATTTTTATTCGTACAACTATCAACTTGTAAAAGAAAATGCGAGACAGTCGGGTACTGAGTATGCTGATATAAGTAAGGGATTAGAGGAAGTAATAAATACGTTTTCAGAAACTAAATTTTTATTTCATCAATATAATAATAGGTTTTTTACACCAAGTATAACAACCACTCAAGATGATTATTATTTACTTAATAAAGTATTGGTGCATACTAAGCAATTAGCTAGTGGTAATAACACTGCTTTACAAATAGCAAGTTTAATAGATAACACTGCAACATTTATTGCAGATGGTGTACAGGTTGGTGATATAGTAGTGAACTTATCATCTAACCCACCTGCAGTTGGATATGTAGGTGAGGTTGTTAGTGACACTGAACTTGGATTAGTTGACTATAATGGAAATCCATTTGATACTTTTATAAATCCAATGATGCAGTATTTGGTTTATGCTCAAAATCCTGTTAAGGAAGCAGAGAAGGTAACCAACAGTAAGATTACAATGCTTAACAACTCTTTGTTAACAAGACCTAATCTTATGTTCCCTGCATATAGCCATCAAGAACCAACACTGTCTTTGTTTCCTGAATCTATTAATAAGTTAGGAGCAGTTGAGTGTCAATATATTAGATTCCCTAAAGAACCTAAATGGACTTATGTAGAACTTGTAAGTGGTGAGCCTTCGTTTAATCAGAGTGCTTCAGATTACCAAGACTTTGAATTACCTCACGATGATGAGCCAAACTTGGTAAATAAAATTTTACAGTATGCAGGTATGTCAATTAGAGAAATGTCTGCAGCACAATTTGGTGGAGCAGAGGAAGCTAAGAATATGCAAACAGAGAAATAATTATGAGTTATATAAGTCAATATCAGTATTACGAGAATGCAGGTAACCCACCTGAGAATGCAAATTGGGGTTCATACCAATATGTTTCTTTGGAAGATATAGTTAACAATTTTATGTTAATGTATCAGGGTAACCACAGTCTTGTAAATAACGAAGAAAGGTATAAGATTTTATTCCACGCAAAACGTGCAATTCAAGAATTAAATTACGATGCCTTTAAAGAAATAAAAATATTAGAACTTAGTGTGTGTGACACATTAAGATATGTGCTACCATCTGACTATGTAAATTGGGTTAGAGTTTCTATGTATAGAGATGGCTTATTAATGCCTCTTACAGAAAACATACAGACCAATTGGTCTTCTGCGTACTTACAAGATAATGAATGTAGAATCTTATTTGATTTAGATGGTAATGCTTTATCACCTCAATTTTCAGACATTGATTACGATAGAATAAAAGGTCAAAAGCAAAGTATTTATTTAAACCAAAACTCTGAATACTACGGTAGGGCAGGTTGGTGTATTGATGGTGCTTGGTACTTTGAATATGGTATTGGAGCACGTTACGGATTGAATACAGAAACTGCCAATGCTAATCCCACTTTCAAAATAAATCCCAAAGGTGGTGTTATTAATTTTAGTTCAGGAATGGCAGGTGAGTTGTGTATTCTTGAGTATGTCTCAGATGGTATGGAAAATGGTGATGACAGTTTAGTTACTGTAAATAAACTATTTGAAAAATACATCTATGCTGCAATTGAATTTGAAATATTAAGTTCAAAGGTTGGAGTGCAAGAGTACATAGTTGCGAGGTCTAGAAAGAAAAGAGCAGCTTTGCTTAGAAACGCAAAAATTAGAATTAGTAATATACATCCCGGTAGACTCTTAATGAATATGAGAGGAAAGGATAAGTGGATTAAATAATATGGCAAACTTAACAAGGAACTTTACTCAAGGTAAAATGAACAAAATGGTGGATGAACGACTCGTGCCAAATGGCGAGTACGTTGATGCACTTAATGTTCGTATGGGTTCTACTGAAGGTGCTGAAATAGGAGTAATCGAAAACTCAAAAGGTAATCTTAAAGTAACGACATTACAATATAATGGGGAAGAACTATCTAGTCAAGCTAGATGTATTGGTGCTTTTGAAGATGGTGCAAATGAAACTATTTATTGGATGGTTCACGACCCAAACTTTACAAGTAGTAATACAGGTAAATTAGACCTTGTAGTTTCTTGGAATGCAAACAATAACATTGTAGTATATCATCTTATTAGTATGGATGATGGTGGTGGTGTTAATACCACTCTTAACTTCAATGAATTATATCTGCATACAGGTATAGATTTAGTAGATAATAAACTTTTATTTTTTACAGACAACCTAAACGCACCTAGAAAAATAAATGTACAAAAGAATTACCCTGACCCTGATGGTAGTGGAGTTGATGGATTCTTAGCTGAAGACATATTGGTTATTAAAAAACCACCTTTATCTCCACCGGGTATACAACTAATACAAACAGGGAGTCAAGAAAACTTTTTAGAAGAAAGATTTATATGTTTTGCTTATAGATATAGATATGATGATGACGAATATTCAGCTACATCTATATTTACTAGACCTGCGTTTTCACCGGGTACATTTTTATTTTCAGGAGAGAGTTACCTAAATGAAGGTATGACTAACCTATACAACACTGCACTTGTTACTTTCAATACAGGTGGTCCTTTAGTTAAAGGTGTTGACTTGTTATTTAAAGAGGCAAACAGTCCTGTAATTAAAGTTATTGAAAAGCTTAATAAAAGTGAGCAAGGTTATACTGATTTTCAAAATGTAACTTACTCATTTACTAATAGTAAAATATTTACAATTTTATCTGAAGCTGAGATTCTCAGATTGTATGATAATGTTCCAAGGTTTGCTCAAGCACAAACCTTAATGGGTAACCGTTTGATGTACGGTAACTATGTTGAGGGTTACGATTTAATAAATTATTTAGGTAATCCTGTAAGATTAGACTTCACCACTGAAAAAGTAACAGAGTCTTTTGAGGCTATTAATATAGAAAGTGATTTACAAACAACTGAGTATACAATTCAAGGAGTTGTCAATGTAGCTGAGTCTAAAGCAGAATTTGATTTTGGAGCAATAGATTTAGTAGAAGGTGCAACAGTTACTTTAATTGTAGATTTTGAACACGACCAATTTTCAGGTGCAAACCCACCGACAGAGACTAACGAAGAACAGTCTTTACAATTTACATTTACCATTCTTCAAAATTACAATACTGTTTTTGAATGGATTAACGATGCTGCAACAGTAGCACAAATAGGTACTTCACTTCCCGGTGGTAATATACAACCTATGGTGGATAGGGAAGAAGGCTCTACAATGTCTGATGCTTACAACAGAATATGGAAAGCTGACTTAGATGGAACTGCACTTATATATCAGAGTGGTATATCTGCAATCGAACAAGCTATTCAAGTTGATAGCACTGCAGGTTCAAGTGTAGTTACTTTTACATTTCCTGCAGTACAGTATGCTGATAATATAACTACACCAACTCAAATAAACACAGAGTATTTTAAGATAGCATCTGCAGAAGCTGACTATAGTAAGTTGGGTTCAGGTGAAAGTTTACATAGCAATAGAGGCTATGAGATTGGTATGATATATATGGATGAGTTTGGTCGTTCTACTCCTGCATTGGTTAGTGAGTTTAACGCACAACAATTTATATGTGATGATTCAGATACTGCTAATAGTATATATGTAAATATTCCTGAGTCACAATTAGCACCTGAGTGGGCAACACGATACAAGTTTGCAATAAAACCTGACAGAGAATCTTACGATACTATATTTTCAAGTATATTTTTTAATGACCCTGAAACACAAGAGACTTACTTTTTATTAGAAGGAGAAAACTCTCAAAAGATTACAGACGGTCAAAGGCTAATTGTAAAAAGAGATGCAGATGGTCCTACATCAGGATGTGTCTTTGCAACGGTTTTACAAAAAGAAGCAAAAGAAAAAGATTTTTTAGATATACCATCTGAAGCAGACCCTTCGGAAAACTTACCAATTCCTTCAGGAACATATATGAAGATTAGACCAAATTCATTTAGTACCGAACAAGGAGAAAATGCTATTGTAGATTTTGGGTGTAAGCAAACCACAGAAAAAGATTCAGGTGATTATCCTTTAGTTACATACCCTGTAAATTTAAACGTAGCAGACCCTAACATAGCAGGTTCGTCTTACACAGATTACACAATACCTGCTAACTCAAGAATTGTTTTTGATATTAAAGTTGAAAGAAAAGGGTCAGGTAATAAGTGTGAGGGAAGAAGATGGGATTTTGAAAGAACACTTACTGCATCTCAAGACTATGATAATTTTATGGATTGGTTTGAAGGGGATAATGTAGATGATGCAATAGAAACTTTAGGTGTGAGTTCTATTGGTAATCCCGGTTCAGGTTGTGACTTTACTGTTGAGTATTTAGGTGAACAAGTTAATCAAACCTTACCCGGTAATCTTTGTATTATATACTTTGGCTTTTATAGAAACCCTACTACTAACCAATTAAAGTTTATGGGTAGAGGTACTAGAGCCTGTGGTAGTAGTAAAAAGAGAAGGTCTGTAATTCGTATGTGTATTACTGTATTTAGAGCAGACAATACTTGTATTTTTGAAAGTGAGCCATTAGATGCTTCACCTGACGTATGGTATGAAGGTGAGGAGTCATTCCAAATCAACAAAGGAACTAACAACTGTTTATATACTATTGAAAATGATGATATAAACGATGTAGTGTTTAACTATATAGACATAGATGGACAACCACAAGAAATACTTATTTTGGGTAGAGGAACTGCAGGTTCAGGAACTACAGTAACTTTTGTAGCCGAATGTGGTAGTGCACAACTAAACCCAACTACACCACCTGTTGACCCTTCAGATATAAATGTTGGTCAACAAACTTTAACACCGGGTCTGCACTTGGGTAACATCCAAAACCAAACAGATAGCCAACCTGCTATATGTGATACCAAGTTTTTTAATTGTTATGCATTTGGTAATGGTGTAGAGAGTTACAGGATTCGTGATAGTATTTTAGGAAAAGACTTTCAATTAGGAAACAGAGTTACATCAACTCAAGCAATTGATTACAAAGAAATAAGAAGATTTGCAGATATAACATACAGTGGTGTATTTAATGATGAATCAAACGTAAATAAATTAAATGAGTTCAACTTTGGCTTACTTAATTTTAAAGCCTTAGAAGAATCATTTGGACCAATACAAAAGTTATTTGCTAGAGAGACAGACGTACTTACTTTACAAGAAGATAAAATATCTTATGTATTAGCAGGTAAGAACTTGTTATCGGATGCAGGTACAGGAAACTTATTACAATCAGTACCTGAAGTATTAGGAACACAAATCGCAAGAATTGAGGAGTTTGGTATTAGCCACAATCCTGAAAGCTTTGCACAGTGGGGTCCGGATAAATATTTCACAGATGCAAAAAGAGGTTCGGTATTAAAACTAAGTGGTACAAGTTATCAAAACGATAGCCTTGAAACTATTTCAGGTTACGGTATGAGAACTTGGTTTAGAGATTTATTTAATGTAGAGTTTGAAACTCAAAAGCTAGGAGGGTTTGACCCTTATATGAATGAGTTTGTATTAACCTCTAACCAACAATTAGTTCCTATAGAAATACCTTGTACGGCTTGTGGTATTACACAAGAAATAACTATTACACCAAATCAAAGTTTTGATGTGTGTTTTGAAATGGGTACATCAATTGGACCTTTAGATGTTTCTTGGAGTTCTGTTACAACATCAGGTATGTTTGATGTTGAGGTTACCTACGCAGGTACTACGCAAAATGCTGACAACCAAACAGGACCGGGTAGTATTACTGTAAATAAAAATAGTCAAAGTATAACAGAGGTTTCAGTTAAGATAACTCCTGTTGGAAGTTCTATAACTACCTTAACATTATCTGTTGAATGTCCTGATGCTAAAACATTAACTGTTGTTGATGTGGTATTGACAGGTGCTAACGAAGCATTTGAAACCATACATACACAGAAAAGATTTTATGCTCCACCTTTCCCCGGTGGCTATCAATCACCACTTACAACTACGTTTGTACAGTTTGATGATGGTGCAGGTAACCCAATACTTAGTTACTATGCAAGTCAAACAGGTGAGCAGGGTCAGGGAGCAATACCAAGTACAGGAGACCAACAAGATTTAGTTTGGGCAAAATGGCAGGGTGATACGGCAACTTGGGATAATAACTCTAATAGATTTAGATACCTAAGAACAAGTGTAAATTATGCTCAAACATCTCCTGCAATGCAGCAGCTTGTAAGTGCATCTACTCCTATGGCAACGGTAGAGGTTACACCGGGTGAGTATTACAAAGGTAACTTTACAGTTCCTTCAGGAAATGATGGAGACTATTTGTATTTAATATGGGATTTGAGAAAACCAACAACAATAGATTTATGTTCAGGACAAGATATATTAACTGCTTGTTGTTGTATACAAACACCGGAATAAAAATTTAATTATGGCAATATTTTATATAGACGGAACAACACTTTCAAACTCAAACGGAGTTTGGATGGATGCAGCTTTAACACAATACGCTAATCCGGGATATTATTCGGATGGTGTTATTGCTAGACAATTAGTATGCAATGGTAACACTTGTGTTTTATATCCTGTTCAACCCTGTCCTGAATGTGCAGAGCCTTGTGGAAATCAATTAAATGCAAGTGAACAAGATGGAATATTTAGACTAAACATTGAACTTGGTGGCACTGCTAGTGATACAGGAGCAGTAATTATAAAGTTTGACCCTGTGGGTGTTCCTGACGGAATAAGTGTACAATATAATGGTACTACTTATAACAAGTTAAGTTCACCACAGTTCGGTTGGTTACAAGCACAAAACAATGCAGGAACACCGGTTCAAGGAGCAAGAACTTATGTAGGAGCAACAGGTTCTCAAGGTGGATGTGGAAGTAATAATCAAATAGAAGGTACATACAACCTAAGTGAATATGAGTATGTAGGTGGAAGTTTTAATCCTACAGGTAACACTGTAACAGAAGTTATAACAAGTGATAATAACCAACTTACTGCAGGTCAACCGGGTGATTGTATTATGGTAATACCAAAACCTACTGCACAACCATCTTTAATGGAAATGACAATTGTTGGTCCGTGTGGTGGAACTGTTTGGAGTACTGAAATAAATTGTCCTTCACCAATACATCCTATGTTGGGTGTAATGAAGACAACTCAAACAGGTGCGTGTATAGGACTATTTTCAGATACTGAACTATATTATCACGTTCCGGTAAATGGTCAATCAACTCAAGGTAATGTAAACTTACACGACTATCTTTTTACTGATGAAAATGGTCAAACTGCAGTATTTGATAACTACTATTTATGTCCGGGTGGTTTTGTGGTTCACACAACAAATGGTATAGTAGACCAAAAGTTTGACACTTGTAGTACAATTACTGTACAAGATTGTACCAACGGTCAGTTGTATACAATGAACGATAGATTTAGTCAAAACAGTGTAGGTGATGTAATACAATATAAGAGAGTAAACTTTACTACTAATACAGTAGACCCATTAATTTATTGTGGTACTATAACTGCATTAGGAACAGGAACAGATGTTAACGCACAACAACACGGAGCAATAAGCTACTCTTGTGGTGATACAACACACTGTCCATAAAATATAAAATATGAGCAACGAAGTAACACAAGGACAAAACTATACATTAAGTTATGACGATGGAGTCAAAGGATTTCCATCTTTTTATTCATACTATGCTGATTGGATGATTGGTATGAATAATTACTTTTTTACTTTTAATGGAGGTAATATTTACCGTCATAATACAAACCCAATAAGAAACAGATATTATGGTGTGGATTATCCATCTAAGATTCAATCTGTATTTAACGACCAACCTTTAGAAAATAAGTTATTCAAAACCATAAACTTAGAAGGTGACGATAGTTGGGATACTTTAATTGTAAGTGACCAACAAGATTCAGGATTTATTTGGGGTGGACAAAATACCGTAGCAAGTTGGTATGAAGAAAAAGAAGGTGCATATTTTGCATTTATTAGAAATGCAGGAAGTGTTCCTGCACAACTAGACGAATATGCTTTACGTTCTTTAAATGGTATAGCAAACAGTCTTAATAGTATTCAGGTTGATTTTCCTGTACCGGGTCAGAGCCAAGTAAACTTCTCTATAGATGTGGAAATAGGTAGCATAATATCTACAGGCTCACCACTTAATGATGATGGCGATATGGTATACTTTGGTGCACCTACACCTTCATTGCTTGGTCAGGTGTTGTCAGTAAACGTAAATAAACCTGCAGGAATCAACAATATTATAGTAGATAATACTATTGCAGGAGCAGTAACACCACCTGCCGGAACTCATTATATTCTATTTATAAAGAACTCAGTTGCTGAATCTCACGGCATACTAGGTCATTATGGTGTATTCAGTTTAGAGAACCGTAATACAGAGAAGGTTGAATTGTTTGCAGTAGAAACTGAAGCAATGAAATCATTTCCTTAATTTTAGTATCTTTGTAGTTGAATGATATTTAATATTAGACCACTTGAATTAGACGATTATGACACCATTCTTGTAGATTGGTGGAAAGATTGGGGATGGACTCCACCTCCAAAAGATTTTTTACCTGATAATGGTAAGGGTGGAATGATGATTTTAGATGGAGATACCCCTATATGTGCAGGGTATGTTTATTTAACTAATTCAAAAGTGGCTCTGATAGAATTTATTGTATCAAACAAAAAATATACAAAAAGACTTGAACGTAAAAATGCTCTAGGACTTTTGATTGAAACATTAACAAACTTAAGTGAAAGAAATGGTGCAAAGTATTGTTACTCACTACTTAAAAACCAATCACTTGTAAGAACATTTAAACAATTAGGTTATGTTCCGGGTGATTCTAACACTTTAGAAATGATAAAAAATTTATAATTATGGCAGCAGCAACGGCAGTAGCAGCAGCAGGACTAGCAGTTTCAATAGGTACAACTGCTCATTCCTTCTCTCAAGCAAGTAAACAAAAAAAAATTCAGCAACAAGCTGAACTCGATGCAGAAAAAGCATTAGCTGAAGCACGAGGTAGACTTGATGTAAATTTTGCAGAACAAATGTCTATTAAAAAAGAAGCATACGATGCTGAAAGAGAAGCATTGTTAGTTCAAGGTGCAATGGCTACACAGGCAGGTGTTGAAAGTGAAAGAGGTTCAGCAGCTTCTGCAGGTAGAGTATATGCTGCACAACAAGCAGGTCAAGCAGGTGTAAGAGCAGCACAAGCTGATGAAATGACAAACATTGAAAATGCAATCATTGAAGAAGATTCAAGATTAAGAGACTTAAATGTTGCGTTAGATATGGAAGAACTTGCAGGTCAACAACAAAAAGCTGCCGATGCACAAAGAGCATCTGAAATGTATAAGCAACAAGGTATTCAAGGTGTTATGGATGTTGCAGGTCAAGCAGCATCTTTTGTTCCTCTTTATTCTCAAAACATTGGTGCACAAAAAGCAGCAGTGGGTGCTAGTGTAGGTGATAAGTCGTTGGGAGACACTATGATGGGAACAGTTGGAGGAGGTAGATTTGAAGGACAAACTCTTGGTATGATTGACTTTGAAAATATAAGCAACAGAGATTTTAGAAATATAAAAAGAAACTTATCTCCACAACAAAAGCAAGGCATATTCCAAAGCCAAGCTTATGTTCAGAATTATCAGAACCCATTTAATGTGTACCTTCCTTCAGCTACAGGTACAACTAACTAAAAAATAAAAGATGGCAACAGCAATAGGATACGTTGAAAGAAAAGCAGAGGACAATATTAATTGGGCAGAAGTTGGAAAGAATTTTTCCAATATGCTCAATGAGGAAATGCGTGTCCGTGAAGAAAAAAAGGCTGCCATTGACAAAGCTACACAAGACTATCAAAAAGTATTAAACAACGTACCTCAAGGAGAAAACACAGACTTAAATGGTTTTGCTTTAGGTTTTGCAGACGACCTGCAAAAACAAATGTTAATGCAAGAAACACTTTTAAAGTCAGGACAGTTAGACCCAAGGCAATATAATATTATGAGACAAAATCTTGTAGACGGTACAGACCAAGGCTTTGGTTTGCTTCAAGACTACAATGATGAGTATAGCAAAAAAATGGAACTAAATGAAGCAGGTGAATTGTCTGCAGTAGATTTAGAAATTATGGCAAACGTAGAAGGGTTTGCTAATTTTAATGAGGGTAAGCTAGTTATAAATCCACAGACAGGTATTGTCTCTATGGCTAAAATGATTAAAGACCCTAACAATCCTGATGGTGCTTTAATCCCTGACCCTGACCCTAACAATTTAGTGTCTGTACAAAATCTAAAAAACAGAATTAAGACCACTATTACTAAGTTTGATGTGGAGGGTGCAGCACAAGCTTGGACTGCTACATTAGGAGAAGAAGTAATTCAGACTGTAGAAAGTATGGGTTCTACTTATACTGCAGGGGTAATGAAAAAGGTTACAGATATTACTTCTAGAGAAGGTGGTATCAAAGATATGTCTCCTGCAGAGTTAGCAAAACTTGCGACAGAACTTGGTGTTAAACCAAACGAATTAAAAGCTTATAGCTTGTTCCAAGAAGCACAAAATAATTGGGCAGATGGTCAAGTTAGTGATGAAGATTTTTCAGGTGCATCTATATTGATGGACTTTGCTTCATTTACTCCTGATGGTAAACAATATAAAACTACATTCAATCCTGCTGACGTTTATAAAAATGGTAAAGACGGAGATAGAATCCCCGGCACAGAAAATATTATTCTGCTAAAAACCGAAAATGGTAGAACAAAAACTGACCTTAGTGAAGAACAAAGAAATGTAGCAAAGAGAGTTCTTAAATCTCAAACAGGTGTTCAGGTTGATAAGAAAGTTGAGAGAGAAACTGAAAGAATGAAGTTTGAGAAAAGTGCATCTAAAGACAAGGCAGACAGAGATAGAGCCAAGGGAGAAAAAGATTTAGATAGTCAAGTAAGTATGATTGGTAATTTATACTACGGTGAAAATGATGATATAAAAGCAGCAACAGAATACTTTAGAGACCAAAATCCTGACATTCAAAAAGTAGTTCGTAATGCTGACGGTATCAGTGTTAGCTTTAAGAATGAGGCAGGAGAAATTGAAACAAGAGACATTAGTTTCTATACTGATGTTGAGAATCCTGATTTTGATTCTAGCCTACCTGAAAGCGATACTAACCCAAAAACAATTAAGAAGCGTAAGAGTCAATCAGAGTTTATTAAGTCTGCAGGTCCTTTATTGACGGGAGAAAGCAACATTGATGAGGCACTTGAAAGAGGTAACTACAATGAAGAAGGTGAGTTTAATGAAACCGACCTTTCAGTAGAGTCAGGTATAGATGTGAAAGACGATGCTGAGAAATCATACAAAGTAGCTACAGATAGCTTCTTGAGAGAAAAGACATCAAGCATAGACTTTGGTAAAAAGCAAGATAAACTTGCTGAAGAAATTACAAATGCATTTGCAAACGACCCGTTAATTGGCGACCTCCTCTCAGCAACACCTGTGGGTGGTGCATCTAATATAGTAGAAATAACTATTGATGGTAGTGGCTTAGACCCAATTAAATTAGATGGTAACAACTATACTAAAGACGGTAAAAACACCGAAATGAAAAAGCTTATAAAGTATATAAGACAATCTATTAAAAATATTGAAGGTCTAAACGAAAAATTAGCAGAGAAAAACAATTGGTCTGCTGACGAAACAGATGAAAATGGGTTATAAATATGAACAAGTATAGAACTCCCAACGGAAATATATTAACGGAAGAACAACTTCTTAGTAAATATGGTGCAGAAAAATTTCAGGAATTTTTAAATCAAGGTAAATTAACCTTGATTGGAGATGAAGATGTTTCTGCATCAGGAGAAATAGTTAACGATATATTTGTTACTCCAAATGGAAATGAACTAACTCAAGAAGAATTAATAAATCAGTATGGTGAGCAAAAGTTTAACACCTTTGTTTCAGACGGTAGATTAAAAAAAAAATCGTTACAAAACCAAGCTGGTTCTACCTCAGAATTGGGCGATTTAGAATTGGAAACAATTGATATTCGACCTGAACCAACAGAAGAAGATTACTTTACAGGAACATTCGGAGATATACTAAGAGGATTTGATGATTTTACCCACACAGGATTGGGTGATTTTATTGACGATATGGCTCGTAGTGTAGCAAGTGGATACTATCAAGGTGTCGCTGCAGAAAATGCCTCAGACCTTTTATTAAGGGGTTCGTTAGCTTCACCTGAAGATATATATAGCTATATAGAAGCCAACAAGAATACACAAAAATACGGACCATCTGCAGAGATGCAGGAATACCAACAGACTTACGAAGATAATGGCAGTGGTTTTATGGGTGTTGTTATGGGGTTGTCTAAATCAGGACTCACCATATTGCCTGAATTAATTGTTAGTTCACTTACGTCTATGGCATCCAACACAGATGCACTTGGTGCGTTTGGTGCAGGTATTGGAACAGGTGCAACATACGGTGCAGTTACAGGTGCAGCAGCCGGTGGGGTTGGAGCAATTCCGGGTGCAGTTGCCGGTGCAGCTTCGGCATTGCCATACGCTTTTGCAGCAGCCGGTTCAGCACTAGAAATGGGTGCTACATTCTCTGAGTTATTACAAGAAGAAGTTGGTGGTAAAGAATTAACACCTGATTTAATTGAATCTGTATTAAATGATGAAGAAGCTTTTACTAGAATTAGAAATAAAGCAATCGCAAGAGGTATTACCATTGGAGCAATTGATGCATATACAGGTAAACTAGGTGGAAAAATTGCAGGTAAGATATTAACTAAAGGAGGAACTCAAACGGCTAAACAAGCAACAAGAGGACAGGTGTTAAAATCTATTGCAGGAGCATCAGGAGTAGAAGCAGTAGGTGGTTCTGTGGGCGAGGCAACTGCTAGAGGTGTTATTGGTCAAGAGATGGATGTTTCTGAAATTGCTCTTGAAGGTTTAGCAGAAACTCCCGGTGGTGTAAAAGATTTAGTCTCAGCTAGATTTAGTGCACCTAAATATAAAGTCAATGGTGAAAGAGTAAACGCAGAGACTCTTGACAACCTTATTGAAACAATGACTCTTGAAGAAATTCAAAAGGCAGAGATACAAATTGATAATGATTACGATGGTCGTGCTCAAAAACTCCAAGATAGAATAGAAGAATTAAGCGTAAAGGATGAACTAAAGAAAGCCAACGCTGATTTATCTGATTCCCAAATAGAAGAAATAGCTATTCTTCAATTAGAATTAAATAAGCTTGAAGGAAATAAAACAGAAGTTGGTAAAAGGAGAGCAGCAGAGTTAAGAAAAAAAATAAATGAACTTACTGATGCCAATACTCAAGAGGCTACAGATGCTGATGTTCAATCTGCAGAGGTTACAGATGAAGAAGTTCTTGCAAGATTAAAAGAAATAAGTAACTCTGATGTTTACACACAAGAAGCGTTTGATGCAGTCAAAGCAGAAATGGAACAAGAAAGAGCAGATGCTGCAGCAGAAGGGGTGTCATTTGAAGCTGAAAAAGAATTTGACAAGCTAGACAAGTCAGAGCAAGATTTTTATTTAGAGGCAGCAGAAGGAGATAGACAACTTGCTATAGATAACTATGAGCAAGATGTACAAAATTTAGAGTTTGGTTCTCAAGATGAAACTAGATTTAGTTTAGGTGATGAGGATGCAAATACCAATACACCTAACTCTCTTTTAAACTTTATGCCGGGTCAAGGATTAGAAAGACAAGGTAGAGAAGAAGATGATGTTAGTGCAGATGTTGAGGTAGACAGAATAGCTGATGAAATGAATCAGTTGGGTGAAGAAGAAATTAATTTTACTACACCTGCAGTGTCTTCAAAGACACAAACAAATACAATAGCCGAAAGTAATTCTACTGTAGAGTTTACAGAACAAGATGCAAAAGAACTAGGGTTTGAATCTCTAGATGATATGAATAGAGAAATGTCCTACTATGACGGTATACCTATGGTTACCGGTATCTCTGACATACTTGCTTCAGGAACTATAAAAGATTCTAGAGGTAATGATATGGAAGTAAATGGTGGTATTGGATATAACACTAGAGGTAAAAATAAAGATGCAGCTTGGGCAGGTGTAGATGTAGCTAAATCAGAGGCACAGTATCGTGGTGCACTTAAGACTTACGAGAAAAACAAAACATTATTTGATAGGCTTTGGAAAGAAGGTAAGCTTCCTGATGGTCATATACCAATGGCTATTATTCGTATGGGTAATGATGCAGTTAATTCTAATGAAGCAGCATTTAGATGGGCAGCACCTGAAGTAAAAGCACAGTCACAGGAGAATCAAACCAATGCAATGAATGAAGTCATTAAAGGTTTGGAAGTTCAAAGTACCAAGTCTCCCGGTCTAGCTAAGAAAGCAAACAATATATTAAAAAGAATAAAAGCTAACGATATAAAAACACTCGGTCAGCTTTTTGATTTTGTACAACAACAATCACAGGAAAGAGCAAAAGGTAATAAGTCAACTCTTTCTTTAGATGAAAGAGCATTACTGTTTAGTAATATAATGTCTCCTCCAAATAAGAGTGGTGGTAATACAAAACCAATTATTAAAGCTTTATATGAGGGTGTAGAAAATCCAAATACATCCATATTTAATATGGAGACTATCCATAATGCTATTGGTGAACCTTCAATGATGAAGACCAAGAAGGGGGATGTAGTAGCAGTTGTTGGTATTGATGTAAAGAATGGTGGAGTTATAGATGTTGAACATAGAAACTATGGAACAGGACCAAAGGGTAGACTAATATCTTTTATTAAAAATCCTGTCAATGGTTTAGATGTATTCCCTGCTTGGAAAGCAAAAGCAAACAGAGTATTTAAAAAAGATAAGACAGGTAAAGTGCCTGATAGCAAAAAGGTTGCAGACCAAACGATGGGAACTGCAGCTAACGATAAAGCTTTTCAAGGTGCAGTGGTCGATACCAAGATGACAGACCTTCAAGTTCTTTCAGCTAAATTAAGATTTGCATTTCCGGGTGTAAGTGTAACTACAACTATACAAGAGTTTAATGAGGTTTTAAACCAACCGGGTGTAAGAACAAAAGAATCTAAAGGAAAGGTAATATATGGTTTAACTAAAGATGGTAAAGTATTTATTAATCCTGAAGTTGCATCGCTTGGTACACCTATACACGAGTTCGGTCATATATGGATTGATTATCTAAGAAGCAAAGCAAGTGGTATAAAAGGAACTAAACTTTTAGAAAGAGGCTTGAGATTGGTTGAGGGTACACCTGAACTACAGGCAGCTATAGAAAAGTATGGTGATAATAAACTTGCAAGAGAAGAAGCTTTAGTAGAGTTAATGGCTACCAAAGGTGAGACCATAATTAATGCTGCTAAAAAATCTCGTTTCCAAAATTGGATGAATGCTACATTCAAATACATCAAACAAAAGATGGTGGGAACAAAAGAACTCAAGACAAAATCTATTCAGGATATGAGTCTTGATGAGTTTATTAATACGGGTCTTGCAGATTTATTTGGGGGTGTTGAATTGAGTGCAGACTTTAATGCACAAGAAGCTGCTAATAATGTTATGCCAAGGTTTTCATTGGGCGATGATGTTGGCTCATTTATCAGGAATGCTAGAGCACAAGGTATAGCTGACGGTGCAATTAGAACCGTCTTAAAAAGACGGGGTGTATCTTCTGATGTTATTGCTGAAGGCTTTAAGAAATCAAAAGGGAAAGCAAATCAAAGAACCAAAGTAAGTGAAGACTTTGCTCCGGGATATAACAGAGTTAAAAAAGAAATAAAAGGAATAGTTGAGAAGTCTATTAAGCGTGGAAGAAAACAAGCTGAACAACTAAAGAATGCAATCAACTATTTAAAAGGAACTAAGGTCTACGAAAATGCAACAGACGTTCAACGTGAGATGATGATTAGAGACTTGCGTAAAGAGTTTGGTGTAAAAGAAAAAAGAGTAGACAATAAAAAGATTAAAAAATTCTTAGGTATTAAAGACCCTAAGAAGATTACAATGACTGAAAAGCAATTGGTCTATCAGAGAATCAAAGATTTAGCTGACGGAGCAAAGACTGCAAAGGCTGCATTTATAAGAGCAAGTCAGATGCTTACCAAAGAAATTACTGAGATGGTAAGAGCAGGTCAAATATCTACTACACAAATGGCTGACATAATGAGAAGGTTCAGTAGAGTGGATATGTTTAATCCAATATCTATAGAAAGATTTGTAGATTATATGGGTAAGGTTATGGCTGATGCAGAATATGCAGGTAAGATTGCACAAGCTAACGCAGGTAGAGGTCGTGCATTAAAAAATGTTGGAAGCAAAATTGGTATAGCAGATGGTTTAGTACCTCAATTACAAAGGTTGTTTTCTGTAAACCCAAGTCTTATACCTGATAGTGTACTTGATGTTTACCTAGATTTAATTGAGCAGTTCAAACCTAGAAAAACTGTTTTGTCTTTAGAAGATATTCAAACAGTTACAAAAAAAGCAGAGCAGGTATTAAAACAATTAGATGAAGAACAATCTATGGCTATTGAGTTAGCTGATAGATTTGAAGCTTCAGAGAATAAAGTATTGAATGATGAGGGCAAAGTGGATTACGCTGCCACGATAAAAGAGATGCTTAAAGAAGGTGAGATTACTGATGCAGAAGCAGAGGTGATGAAAAAGTATAAGTCTCAAATTATGCCACAACCTAAGTCTGTTCAGAAATCAGATGCTGAAATACAAGCTGAGGTTGATACACTTGTTGATGAGGTTCAGAAATCTGAAATAACTTTAGATGAAGACAACAACTTAGGAAGCCAAGAAGAAAGAGACTTAGTTAAAAGATTAAAAAAGCTAATAAAAACAGATGGTATAAAAGGACTCTCTGCTAGAGACTTGACAAATCTTCTGAGAGTAATTGATAATATAAACAACGGATACCTTCCTCACTTTGCACAATTAATTGTAGAAAAGATTGAAGCTAATAATGATGGAGCAGTTTTAGGTGATGCTATTGCTGAAGCTAAACCATTACCATTGTCTAAAATTTATTCTAGAATAAAATCTATCATTACAAGAAAGGGTGCTATACAAGAAATGATAAGAAGAAATCCTTTGTTTAACATTGACCAAATCTTTGGAGATTTTAAAACTCAAAGAATTTTTAATTCTTTATTTGGTAAAGCAGCAGTAGCAGTAGCTAAGTTTAGAAATGAACTTAAAGGAGTTCAGGGTAAAATAGAAAAGGCAGAACAAGCAGTTCTTAAATCTTTTGGTAGAGACCCTAATAAATTCACAATGTCTAAGTATAAGCAAATGGCTTATATGATTCAGCAGGAATTTTTAAGTAACCCAAATAACAAACAAGTTAATAGTGTTGTAGACTTCCTGAAAGAAACAATAAAAAGAATTGATGAAGGAACAACAAGATATACTGATGCTGATGCAGCTATGCTTCAGGAAATATTAGATACTTACACTGACGAGAACGGTAACTTCGATAACCAAGCTTTGTTTGATTCTTTTAACGAAGCTGAGAAAAATTCTCTTAAAGTTATGAGAGAGATAAACGATAGCTTACAATCTAAAGCAGTGTATACTTCTACAGTAATTAGAGGAGATAGAATTAATCCTCTTAATAATTACGTTCACCTTAATGTAATTGCAGAAACTAATCCAAACGAGGTTGGTTCATCTGCATCTGATGTTGAAGCATACAACAACAACTTAAGACCAAGTACAAGAGCCAAGTCTTTAATTGCTCGTACAGGTAAAGTATCTCCACTTAACTTTGATATTTATGCATCAGTTCAAAGAGGAGCAAAATATACTTTAATGGATTTCCATTTAACCGAACCTATTAGAACTGCTCGTAGAACATTAAAGGTTGCAGAGAAACAATTAGAGGGTGGCAAGAGAATGCCAAAGAAACAAAGAGAAATATTCAATGCTATCAATATGGCATTTGAAGAATCAGTAGAAAACCTTTTAACTAATTCATTCCAACAAACATCTATATTAGATGATGTTGCACTGTATTTACAAAGACAAGGTTACCGTTCTATTCTTGCAGGTACAGGAAGGTTTATTGCAGAACTTACATCTAACATTAGCTTCGCTTTAATAGTAGACCCTAAAGGTTTTATAGCAGGTAGTAAACTTAGAGGTATTATAGGTTCTCCTAAAGCACCTGCAGCTATGGCTAATCTAGGTAGTAAACAGGTCAACAGAGTTTTCCCTAACGAAGATTTGTCAGGTAAGTTGGTTGACGTTAATATACTTAATCAAGCACAAGGTGTCAAAGGTGGTAAGGCTAAAGGAACTGTTTCAAACTTCTTAAGTAAGATGTGGAACAAGTCCGGACAAAGATGGATTAAAGGAGTTGAGTTTGTAGCCGATGGTCTAATATCTACACCTGATAAATTAGTAATGAGACCAATGTGGTTTGGTGCATTTTCAAATAGGTTTGAAGCTATCACAGGTGTTAAACCTGACTTTGATAAAATCGCTGCTAATGACAAAGCCTATATGGAAAAGTATTCAGCAGCACTAAAAGAATCTACAGAAGTAGCAGACAGAAAGTCTGTTATGGCAGGTGCAACCGACAATGCTTTTATGGGTATGCTTAAGGGAACTCGTAAACCAAATCAATCAGCATCATTACAAGCTTTCAATGCGTTCAATAACTTTATGACAAGGTTCTTAATCTTTGAATATGTTACTGCTCGTACAGGTATTATGAATATGATTGGTAAGGGTGACCTTAGTAAAAAACAAGGAGCAGCTTTATTAGCAGGTGTAACATCTCGTATGGTATTATATACTTTGATAGGACAGATGTTAGCAGAGGGTATGACAGAACTGTTTGATGATGATGATGAGTTTGAAATAAAAGCAAACACAGGTGCATTTATGGATGATGAACCTGAGTTTAAATCATTTGAAAAAAGATTGGGTCAATCTTTTGCATCAGCATTTACATCACTACTCTTTGGTAGAGACTTTGGTAATGCAACTAAGAGTATTATAAATTATGGTATAGAAGAATTTAATGAGGAATACTTACAATTCTTAAGAGATGGAGACTATGACCCATACAAAGATGCTATTCAATACAATATAGTACCAAAAGCAAAACAAGGTAGAGGTTCAAGTATAACTGATTTCTTAATGAAGATGGGTGCAGCTTATGGACCAATCTTAGGCACGGCTGATTTGCTAACTAAAAAATTAACTGAGCCAAATAGAAAAGAACCTGATGCAATTGAAAGACAGAATATGGAAAGATATGTAAGACTTCCATTAGAACTTTTAGGAAACACAGGATTCATTCCATTATATAAAGATGTAAGAAAAATAGTTTTATCTCAAATCTATGGTGACTTATCAAGAGCCGAAAGACAATTGAAAGATGCTAGGTTAAAGAGACAAGAAATGTTGAATGGCTACGACAGTGAGTCAGATATGAAAAGATATGACCCACAACTATGGGAGCAAACATTCGGTCCAAAGAGTCAGGGTTATGATGAAAGAGAAGCTTTAAAAGAAATTGAAAGAGCCAAGAGAAAGCTTCGTCAACAAATGAAAGACGAACTCTATGATTACAAACCTAGAGTAAAGCGTAAGAGAAGTAGTGGATTTGGTCCAAGAGATAAGAATAGTAGTTCAGGATTTGGTCCAAGAAAAAGTAACACAAAAGGATTCGGTCCAAGAAAAAGCAAGAAAAAAGGATTCGGTAATAGAAAGTAATATGCCATTTAAAAAAGTAGGACATAACAAAAACGTAAGCCCAAGTGGTAAAGTCTTTACAGATAAACAAGTAAAGCTATACTATGCTACAGATGGATTTAAAAAGTCTAAGCTAAATAAATCAAAGAGGAAAAATAGGAAGAAGCGAAAGTAGGTTGATACCCTTTGATGTATCTAAGTATCCTACTTCTTTTGATACTGTTTGTCTATCATTGAAATCTGTTTGTTTAGGAAGGTCTCTGTGCTCCCACTCCAAGACTTGCTTGTCTAAATAAAAACCCCAAACACCTTTCGGTGTGGAGTTTATATAGACAGGTATTGTACCATAAGTTGTACCACGCAACATCAACGCATCGTACTTAGACTTTTCAATAATAAGTTTATCGTAGTGTTTCCTCCTGCATTTTAACTCTACATCCATTTCATACTTAGGAGAGTAACAATCATAACGACTATTAGATAAGGTCGTTGGTTTTAAATCTTTTATAAAATACTTCTTGATGAAATCAAAAAGTTGTTGCTCATTAGCAAACTGCTCATACTCATATATCATCCTCGATTGATATTGCAATATCCTTTAGAATGACCTGCAGTTCTTTTATTTCCTGCCTGAGTGTTGTGAAATCTCTATCAATGAGTGCTTCATAAATCTCGTTAGTAGAGCCGTGAATTGTGTCCATCAAATGATTGATGTGATTAATTCTTTCTTTATCATACGCTGACGGCTCGACTTCTTGAGTCATTTTACAAGGGTTCTTTGGTTATATTTTTATCCATAGTTTGTAGGAACAAAGTTCCCATATTGAAATTGATTGATTTGATTGCAGTATAAATTCTTCGAGAAGCTTTCTTAACATCTTCTCTATCTTTTTTAGTAGAGTCGATTCCAAGATGAGCATACATTGAACAGTCCATTTCTAAAAGCTTGTCTTGTTTTTTTTTATCAGACCAACTCTTGTATGAAACTACTTTGTCTACTTCTTCTTGATTAAATACCATTATACAAATGATTTAATTTTTTTAAAACTTCCTGTTCTTTTCCTTCTTTGGTTCTATCTTCAATCATTTTGAAGATGTCTTTGAAACGATTCTCTTTGTTTCGGTAGTGTTCAAGGGATTCCTTGATGTCTTCTAATTCCGAAGATAAATCTTTATTTTTAATTCTCAAAGAAAAAACTTCTTTTTTTAGTTCATTTTCTGACAAATAATAAACAGGGTCATATTCTTTATTAAACTCAGACTTGATTCTCTCGTAGTTATTACGAAGGATTACATCTGTTTTGATGTACCATTCGTAGTTTTTAAAGTAATGTAGAATAGTTGCGTGATTCATATTAATAGAACGTGCAATTACACTACACCCATATCCTACTTCTCTAAGTATGTTGGCATAAATAATCTTTGCGTTTACTGTGTGCTGCACACGAGTTCTATCTCGCTGCACATCAACTCCTAGTAGAGTCTTGATTATTGTTTTTAAGTGTTGGAACTGTTCCTCCTTTAAGTATAAGGTCTCTAACTCTTGATTCATCTATATATGATTTGATTGATTTGTTTTCTAAAATAAAATCTAAATATTCATCCACCTCTATAGGATTGATGTCTATTAAGATAGGTATATCATCTTCTTGTTTCAAATATTCTATTACAAAAAAGATAGGGTCTTCATCATTATCGGTTATTACTCCGGCTACTTCTTGACTCCATCCATTTTTTATTGGTAGTTCAGATAAGACTGCTAATGCCTGTGCTACAATTAGGGATGCATCAGTTAATGAATAGTCACTTAACTGTTGAAAGAACCAATCATCAATTTCATATCTTAATTCATCCTCTAAAAACTTCAGTTCTAAATCCATATTCATCTAATTCTTTTAGTCTATACTCTTGTAGTGCTGACACCTTTCCCTTCGGTGTTTTGACTTCGCTAAAGATTACATTTGAATTAGGTGGTATAGCGATTATGTCAGGTATTCCATTCTTATTTGTCTTAATTAATTTTATTACATAGTAACCTTCAGCCTCCAACTGCTTAATTCTTTTTGCTTGTATTTGTTGTTCGGTCACTTTTATAATCTAAATAAAATCCTATTGCTACAATCACGTTCATTCCTATTGAAGACATAACTTCTGTTAGGTCGTGAAAGTTATGAATCGACAGGTGTATATGCCCAACCACCCAAAAAGGTATGGCTAAGTTCTGACTAATCCATATCAGCGTGAACTTGACAAACCTCATATCACAAAGATAGCAAATCCTTTTTAAAGTGATTGATGGTATAATCCTTCTTCTTGCTGACTGCTTTGTATATATCCTTTTCGATTCCTCCTTTCGAGAAAACCCAATAAACATCTGACTCCAATCTTTCTTTAGTTGTCATCCTATCTCTGCTCTGCCAATAAGACGTAGCAGAAAAATCTATATTGTAATATACAAGTGCATCTGCTTGTCGTAATGATATGCCTTCACGACCTGATACAATTTGTAATGCTATAGATTTATCAGTGTCTTCAAAGACACTTAGTTCTGTACAAAGATGGTCTCCATATATTTCCTTCAAAGCATTTAGTTCTTCTTTGAATTTATAAAAGATTCCAATCTTTTGACCCCAAAAATTATCGTATATAAATTGTGCTTTACTGTAGTCTATAACCTTAGAGTTACCTGATTCAAACTTAATAGTTCCTGAGTATAGCTGATGAAGTTTCATCATAAGCTTCACCGGTGTATCACCAAGTATCACCTCATCTTTACCTTCAACCACTAATGTTTTTTTAAGTTGAGCCGTAAGCTTATAACTAATCGGCTCAAGTTCAACCTCAAGTATGTGCTCCCTCGTGTCTACTTTGAACCCTGCTTCTTTTTGTGAGTACGAAATAGTGTGTGGCTTCATCTCATCAAGTATAGATTGTAGTCCATTATGATAATCGTTAATGTATAGACCATTAATTTTTCTTTGCTTCACATTTACATATCGCTTGGAGAACTTATAAAAGTTTACATAGTCCTTGAAAGGATTGTTATGTATACCATATACCTGATGATACATCTGACTATATGATTCAGGAGTTGGTGTACCTGAAAGTAAAATAACTTTTGGCTTGTGCTTACTTAGTATTTCTTTTACCTGCTTGGCTCTCTTGCTTGGTTTAGGAAACGCACCCATACTGTGTGCTTCATCTAAGATAACAGTATCAAAATCTCTGTCTGTTACTTTATGTAGTGATTCATAATTGATTATGGTAATATCAAACTCAGCGTTCAATAAATCATAATCGTTTTCAATACTACTGATAGCTTTCTTCTTTGTAACAAACAAAACTTTTTTATCACGCAGAAGATTACAAATGCCGAGACTTGTTAGGGTCTTGCCTGTTCTAACCTCCATAGCTAAATAAACAAACCCATCTTTTATTAGGTGCTCTGCACCTTTCACAATTATTTTTTTCTGATAATCTCTAAATTTAATTTTAATTGGTAACTCCATTCGCTTCTTATAATATTCAAGACTAACTTTTGCTTTGTGCTCTACTGATGAATCTGCCTCATACATTCTTCTCTCAACCATCTTGGCATTCTTACCCCTGCCTTGCTTCACTAATTTGGTTTTAAAAATTATGTCGTGTGTTAGCTTTGCTTGTCGGTACATCATCTCATCTGAGTACCCTGCAACCCTTTCCATCACACCTTCAGGTCTTCCTTCATATATCTTTGTAACGATGCACATCTTTCGTAGTCTTCTGTTTCAATAAAATACTTTAATAAATTTTCTAATTCTGTTTTACTAGGAATCCTTCTCGCTACATTGTGTGCGAAGTAAGGATTCTTTCCATCAATAATATCTTCCCAATCATACTCAAGTACAATCACATTGAAAGAATTTATCATTGCTATGTGTAATGTTTCATCGGTCATATTTTTAGAGATGTTTGTTTATCTCTAGGTCGTTCCATCAAGAACCATCTTCCATTCATATCTCTACCTTCCTTCGGTTGCTTGTTTGTAATATATGTTCCGTATGAAATTAACCATTTATAAAACCTAGTTCTACTAATAGTCATCTTTGCCTTTGGTCCATAGTCAGGATACTCTCCAATAAAATCAAAGTACAAATCTTGCATTGGAAGTTTTGTGTCTAGTATTAATCTAGTGTTCTTCTGATGACCTTCGATTAACCCACACCATTCTATGAAGTCGTGTGAAGTCGCAGCAGATAGTTGTCTAATCTTTAGGTTAACAAACTTGCTTCTCATCAACCCTGTAGACAGGTAATCCTGTAGACAGGATGTCATATAGTTATCAAACAAACACCATTCATCTTCATTCCAATCAGCAAAGAAGTGTTTATCAAACTCATCTAGTGGTGTAAAGTTTTTGGTATAGTGCTGATGAAGTTCTACCTCCCACTTTCTACGTTCAAATGAATTACCTGAACCCTTGATTGCGTAGTTAGTTGTGATAGCTATTTTCGGAGACTTACTAAATGGTATCTTGATTGCATCCTTGTTCTTCTTCTCTAATGTTAATCCTTCAGTTACTACACTAAACAATCTTTCAAAATCAAAGTGCTTCTTCACATCATCAAAACAAAGTATCTGTGTATCTGCTGATACTAATTGATATGGAAATGATTTCTCAAAAGCAAAAGCTTTACCATCTATGACCACTAACTTTTTCATTTGACTAAGTGCATTCATAAACAAACCTTTACCTGTTCCACCTTCGGGATTGTCTGAAATAATCTCATCATTAAGAATGATTGCCGGGCAGTATGATAAATTTTTATATCCGTGCATCATAAACCCAATCGTACTTTCCATTGTCTTGACTCTATCTTCTTCGTTACCACAAATGTTTCCAATGAAGACTGAGTAATCACATTGATGGTCATCACAGATTTTAAATTTTCTTGGGATGATATGGTCAGACCAAACGTAACCACCTAAGTCTAGGTAGTCTATTGGTTCAATTAAATCCTTTGTGATTTTAACTGCACAGTTTTGGTAGTACAAGTATGCTGAATCTTTTGTATCAGCAATAAAGTAAATGTCTATTGTACTTAGTAGAGTTAAAAATTCTTCTCTAAAGAATCTTACTTGGTCAGCGAAGTAATTGTAAACACTTAAATCATCTATGTCTTGTAGGTAATTTAATACAAAGTCTTTGATTTCTTTTTCAGACGTATGGTCAATCAAGTTGTTTGTTACTTTAACGAAGACATAGTTCTTGCTTCCTTCAGGGCAATACTTAAAAAACCCATTGTCTTCTAGGAACTTTTTAAAAGAGAAGTGTACAATTTTAATTACACCCTTATCACTCTTTTCCCAAAATGTTTTTTTTGCTTGTTCCCTTTCTATTTTATTTACCACTCCATCAATAGCTTCCCCATCCATCCCTGCCTCACTCAGTTGGTTTCGTATTTCTTTTTTTGAAATACCTCTACGCAATTTGTCTTTGATGCTTTGAAGTTTTTCTTCATCCTCATAATACTTTGTTCCAAACTTTGTGGTATTAACGTATGCTGAATCAATCGTTCTATTAATCTCTGCTTGTGTGAAGTCGGAAGTTGCGTAACGATTAAGTATATATCCTGCTAATGATTTGTTTATACCATAATCATTAAATGCCATAGCTAGTACATAGCAATTTTGATTACGTTGTCCTTCTATCATAGGATACTTTTTCTCCCACCACTTAACTAAAATTTCAACAATCTTATTCTCATCAGAGATTGGTATTGTTGGAGGGTCATTGTATTTGTCAACCTCTTTGTATTCAGGTTCAGCTATTGTATCCCAAAGCTGAGAGTTTTTATTTATAAAGATTAGTGGGTCGTAAGATTCGTAGCATACTCTACTTACATTCTTGCACATCTTATCGAAGTATGGAGAGTCGTAGTATTTCTGTAAGGAGTTGAAATAATTTATATGGTTATCTGAATTAGCAGGTATCTTAACTAAGACTTTAAGTCCATTACCTGAAGGAGATATAAATACACTGTATGTGTATTGGTCTTTAGTTAGATTCTCTTTGTGTTCAAGTAAGAGTTTCTTTTTCTCATACCCATCAAAGTCCAAGCAAATAAAACCTGAATGTTCTTTAAGTGCGTTGTCATTTCTTTTATTAAACACACCTGAAAAACAAATAGCAGGTAACCTTTTCTTAAGTTCGTTTCGTTCTGCCTTGTCCTTTGTAGTCCTGATAGATTTAACTAGGTTCTTAGTTGCTCCATCCTTTATTCTCTCTAGTACAACACCTATCTCTCTATGAAATGGTGTCTCTGTTTCTTTAATGTTCTTGAAGATTGTGACCTTTTCTGTCATTGTTATGTTGATTTTATGTTGATTTGATTTTTGTAACTCATTGATAATCAGTACTTATGTTGATTATGTTGATTTTTTCTCTTAAATGTAAAGAAAAGAAAAATATATTATATAAAAAAATTAAAGTGTTAGAAAGATTTATTTTATCATTCCAACATTTTGGCATAAAAAAGAGGGGGTCAATCCCCCTCTCTTTCACACACAAACAATCAGTGTCTTTGAAGACACTAGAAAGGTAGGTCATCCCCACCTGAAGTATCAGCTACTGCTTGAGCAGGTGCTTCTGCTTTTGGCTTTGCTTCCCAAGTATCTAACTCGCAATAGTAGTTGCCTCCTTTTGCTTGTTTAATATCTAGGTTTACCCAACCATTCTTTGCAAACTTTTTTAAGAATGCAATTGCTTCATCCACTTTAATGGACTGCTTACCCACCACGAAATCGGGTGCGTTGTCGTTCCTCTTAAAAGAGAAACCATCAGCAAAGATTTTTTCTTCTGCCATATTACTTGATTTTAATTTGTTGCTCCAATTTATTAATTAAGTCTGAGATTAGGAAATCCTTTTCTCTGCGTGTGCTACAATTCATTGGAACTTGAAACCATAACACATCACGTTTTTTTATTTTAAAGAGTTTCTTCCACATAATATTCGTTTATATCAAACTGTGGATTCTCTCCGAAAAATTTTCTATGTACCTCAATCGCTTGTATAACTTTTTGTTCTCCACGTTCTACAAACTCTTGTGATGGTCTAAAGATACCTAGTTGTTTAGTTGTCTTGTCAACCACATAGAATACTAATGGCTTACCAAATAGTTGTTGGTATATATAACATTGACTATCATAGTTATACTTTCGTGCTGACCATTTAAAATCTGAAATTGAACTTGTCGTTTTCAAATCAATAAGTTTATCAGTACAAACAATATCTGCTTTACCTTTCCACTTCATACCCTTGATGTCAGCAATTGCAGGAACTTCATACTCATTACCTGCCTGACGAATGCCTTCAAAGAATGGTAGGTTTTCCATCATTGCCTGAACACAATCACGAATTTCCTGACCTTCCTTCTCCAACATTACAATACCATTGGTAGCTTGTTCTTTGTATGCCTTCGTGTTTCTCGATGACACATCAATAAACTTTGTTACCTCTGCCTTTTCAGGTTCAAGTATTAGTTGATGAAAGTATCTTCCTTTATGAAAGTTTACATTGTCTTCTTGTGGTAACCCAAACTCTTTAGGATTCTTAAGTAGTGTGCCGATGTCTGAATTAGATAAGAACTGCTTACCGAACTCCCCATAGTATTGGGTGTCATCTTTTAGTTTTTCAATTACCTCTTTCATTTGATTAGGTTTTTGATTTCGTTCTTAACTCCTGCACTCAATGTGTACTTAGTACCAATCTTGTCACATAGTTTTTTGTAACCAAGTGATTTGTTTGCTACACAAAAGTTAGCCATAGCTTCCCACTTCTCATCGCCAACCTCTAGCTTTGGTTTACCACTAGCCGTTGGTGTCTTTGAAGACACAACCTTTTCCTCTGCTTCTTCCATTGGCATATCTTCTCCTGCATAGATATAAATACCTAACCCGAACATAGCCAAGTTCTTAGTCAAACATCTCATAATAGTTTTGTTGATGTCTGTTGTAGTGGCTTGTGCTACTTCCTTTTCTCCATACCTAGTTGTGTAACTGTACTTGTGCTTCTTCATTGATTGGTTCTTGCTATCCATAACGGGTAACCACATCCCTAAAGTTTCTCCCTCAATTGTAACTTGTGTGTGACACATAAAACCTAATGCATCATCATAAGTTGTTTCAAGGATTTCGTACTTAGCATCAGGACAATGCTTCTTTGTTTCTGCCCAAGCGTATGCCCAAGACAAATACGTTAGACCGTTCTTCTTCTCAACGTGCTTATTTACGTTGACCGAAGATAGCTTCTCAAATGTTGTCAGCTTCTTCTTCGTTGTTGTTGACTTTGTTGCCATAATTTAATTGATTTAATTTAAAATTGATTTCACTATACTTAGCCAAGATTCTTTCTCGACTAGCTTTTAATTGTAGTATCTGCTTCTCAGACTTTTTATCATTGATAAACTGTTTGATTCGTTGCTCAATGATGTCAAGCTTTGAACGATAGTTAGACAAAGATAAGACAAAAACTCCATACCTCCAACCTTTTTCTAAAAAATTATTTAGTTGTTCGGGTGTCAGGTGAGAATAATAATCACCTCCTCTTGCAGTATTTAGAATTTGTATGTCTCCATTAAGATGGTCTTTAATAATCTTAGTACCATAGACCATTCGAGAGTCATATCCATCTCCATCTAGAGCCAACGCATAATCATCTTGCAATGCTTGTGCGTATATATCTTTTAAACTATACTTCATCTACTACTTCGTTGATTGCATTAACATAATCAACATCACTTTCTAGTTTACTTTTTACTTGTGCTATTCCGTGATGGATTGATGAATGATTAATTACATATCCATTCTCTGCCATATACTCTTGTATATACACCAACCTCATTGGTCTTTGATGGCAAAGAAAATATAGCAGATGCCTAGCATCTACTACATCTCTGCGTTTTGTTTTAGTAAACAAAGTCTCCCTATCTATTCCAAATAGAAAGCAAACTCTGTCCACATACATATTAAAAATTTTTGTCTTCACTTGATTCTGATTTTTTAATCTCCTTGACTCCGAAGATTTCTCCCCACGATTCAAAGATTTCGTTTAACACTTTGCGTTGTCGGTCATTGACCTCACGCACTCGCTGAAAATACTCCTCATCCAACCACTCATCTTGGATTGCACGAGACTCTTGTTCCTCTTGGAACACTTGTTTCATTTTTGACATTTTGATTTGATTTTGATTTATAAATATTAGACTGCTAAGATAAGAAACTTTTATTTCTTTTCCAAATTTCGTCTAACTTTTTTGTTGTGTCTTTGAAGACACTTCTTCTTTCTTGCACTGCACTCGATACAGAATTAGATAACCAATCAAGTCGAGCAGGGTGTCTTCTGTTTTATCATTGATACCCACAGTTTTTATCCTGCTTAACTTGTCATCTATCCTTGCAAGTATTCCTTCCTTTGCTGAAAGTTTGCTGAAGATTTTTGGTGGCTGATTAGCAGTGTCGCCATAAGCTTTGTTCTTTTCAAGCAGTAGCATAACTACTTCTCTGCCAACTTCTTTAATAAGTTCTTCCGTCTTCGCCATAGAATAATTTGTAAATGTATTTCTCTACATTGACAAGAACCTTAGACCTCTTGCCTTGACCTTTACCTGATGGTCGGTATAAAAATTTACCATCACTCAGCATCTCAATGTAATGGTTGTGAGCATAAATAATTACATCTGTTGTTAAATGATGTAGGTTTTCTACGTTCTCTACTCCTTTTACATCTTGAATCTGACCTGAATTTTGAAATGATTTGAAATTGATTGTCATAATATTAATAAGATTTATCAAAGATTATATCACACATAGCTTTCTCTACGGTGTCTAGTTTCTTTGCAGTTTTTTGTTTGTCTTCGTTAGTCCAATAGTACTTGTACTCTTTCTTCTCTTTGTTAGGTTGTAACTTCTGAATGTAGTTAAGTCCTAAGTAAAGATAGACCTGAACACAATCATCTTCGATACTAGGTGGATTACCCCACAACTCTAGAAACTCTGATGGCTTGTAGGTTTTCTTGGTCAACTTAAATTCCTTATGACCATACTTACCCGTATCAATTGCTTGTTGTACTTTTTGGATTACTTTTTTATCTCCTCCGTCTAGCTTTAGATTTAGGAGATGCTCACGCTGAAGGTGAATCATATTTTTATTACCCATAATAAAATTAATTTAGTTCACTGACTCCACATTCAATAACATCACCCACGATTTGATGTCCATAGATTTCAGTGGCTTGTTTGTTTGGTGGGAGGTTCATAAGCAGTCCTTCTTCATTAACGATTAGTAGCTTGTCGCCTTTCATATAGACAAACTCTACATATCCCTGAACCAAGTCCTGCATTTTTTTTAAGGATGAGATGTCTACATTTGGTAACACCTCTCCACTTGCTTTAATTAATCTTGCCATTTGATTTGATTTTTATTTGTACTAAAGTACGAATTTATTTAGACTTAAGCAAATTTATATCTGCCATTTTTACATACCAATATCCATCCTTGAGAATTTTATCTGTATCTTTCCAAGTTTGTTTTGGTTTGTACTTGTCTGGTAAGTGTCCAACCTCGATACAAATCCTGCTACCTCTTGCGATAGCAGGTTTGATTAGTTCAGGGTCTTCGATTAAACTATCCCTTCCTTCTTCTGTAACTTCATAAAGTTCGTGTGTTGCAAAAAGTTCGTCTGCATAATTAAATGCATTCAGTCTTGCATTGCATTTGTTTGTCACATCTAGCCAAACAAAATGGTCTTCTGTTATATGTATCATTGGTCTGAGATTTTAGGTGCGAACATTCCACAAGCTACTTCATCTATAGTTCCAAATGTCATCTCGGTTAACCATTCGCTTGTCATCACTTTGTCTAGTAACTCTTGTGCATCTTCTGATTCGCAGTCATAAGTCTGCATCACATCATCAACGTGCCACAAGTTCTGAGTGTACCAACCTCTTAGTTCTAACTCTTGTCTCAAGTCTTCGCTTGATACTTCTTTAAGAGATGGAATAATTCTTTCGGGAAAAACCCTAATGATTTCTCCTTTAGAATTTTGTATCTCTACAAAGGTGGTTTCGTTTTCAAACCACCATTGATTAAATGTCATTGGACTCTCTATCTTCTCGATAGTTTCTTTGTCCAATCCCTCTGTACTAATTACTTCTACTTTCATTTTATTTTTATTTGATTGATTAATACTATAGATGTCCTCCACATCCTTTTACTTCATACCTCCATTCACAAGGTTGGTCTTCATCTGTCCAACCATCATCTGAATCCATACCGAATCCATATTCATACTCTGCCTCTGACATTTGTTTGTCAATCTTGTCAACCCACAAATGTTCATTGTCATTTATATAATCCTGAACATCAAATTCATCTATGTCATTTGGTATTTCTATTTCTACTTCTGTTGTTTTATGGTATACACTACGGTGTAAAATTTTTGCTTTCATTTGATTTGATTTTGTGAGGAGTGTCTTTGAAGACACCCCTCTGATTTATAATTATTATTCATTAAACTTTAATACTTCATCTTCCTTGAACCAACCACCACAAGATGAGCAGTAGTAGTTGTGAAATGCATCGTGTTCCAAGTCATTGAAACAATCTACACAAGTTGGTGTGATTTCAGTTGGAAAGTCATTGTCATCCCAACCAATGTCGATTGCCTCGTGATACTCTGTGGTATCATAAGTTGGCTCAACATCTGCAAAAGTAAATTGTTGAGGTCTGATTACTCTTTCAAAAGATTCGTGATACTCTTTACCCTCGATGTCTTTCGGATTGAAATACAACCAACAATTAAGTGTACGATTCTTTAGCTTGATTGGTATTTGCTTACGCTTGTACCATCGTGGATGCCCTTCAAGTTGGTCAATCTTTTTCAGTTGTGCATCCGATACTTTGAACACATCAACAACCACATTGTGACCGACTCCTTTCTTGTCTACCATATAAGGTAAACCCTCAACCAACAAAGGATACTTGTCTTGAGTCTTCCCTCTACCCAAATGCTTTGCATTGGTTAGGTAAGAGTAATAGTTTCCGAAACCTTTCTTTAGTGTACCATACACTGCAATAAGATTGTCTTGCAACACATTGGCTTTGGAATACCAAATGCCATCTCGATAAGTGTAGAGGTTTCTGTTATAGATTTGAAATGAACGAGTACGCACATTGATTGAAACAAATCGTGAGTCATACTGCTCCAATTCTTTTTTCCAATCTCTACGGTTGATGTTACCTAAGTGACAAGCTAACTCTTTGCTATCACAACATTCATCTGTACCCATACCTTTGATAGTACCGTTGTGCATTAGGTATTCATCTTTGTTGTTGCCACATACAAATGGATGCGTGTTGGCTCTGTTGATTTTACCCTTTGTTGCATAACGAAAGTGAGCAATGAATGGTCGCTTAGTTAGTAGCTTACGATAGTCTTTTGATTTGTGATACTCGACTTCAAAAGTATCTAGCCAAATGATTCCCAATCCGTGAGGATTGATTCGTGATGAGGTCTTGGCTACTTCCTCTGACATCACATTGTTTTTCTGCTTAATAATAATTACGCACATAATTTAATTGATTGTGAGCAGTGTCTTTGAAGACACAGAACTCTGATTAATAATTGATTTGAACAAAGATACGACAAAATTTAGACATATCCAAATCCTAGATAAGAATTTATTTTTCAAGTATCTCATTTAGATTCTGAATTGATAGCTGAACTCTCTGCCAATACACTTCGGTAGATTTTTTTCTATCTCCTCGTCTGCCACCATTCCAACATCTTGCTATGGTTTCATAGTTTGAGTCTTGGTGATGATAGTCTCGTATGATATTAAACATCTCGACTGACTTCGTTAAACTCCATCTGTCTTCCAATGTATATCTCTGTGGCTTGTCCATCTTCTTTAATACTCTATTAACTTCTCGTACCATTATTGGTCGGATTTGCAGGACACCTACGGCACTCTCATTTTTTGCGTATGCCGTTGAGTCAAACCTTGATTCAACCCACATCATTGCTATGAGTAAAGTGTCAATCGCCAATGGCTTGGGAGGAACTACTTCCTCCCTTACCACTAGAACAGAGTCTGTCTGTTGACTTATCTCTGTTTGGGTAGCTAGTGTCTTTGAAGACACATCACTACCCACATATCCAACCACAGATAATGCTGATATAATAATTAGTTTTTTCATTGCTTAAGATTTATGATTGTGACTTCATCACTATCAATCCACTCCATATATTCTTCTGCTCTTTTCTTGGTAGTGAAATATATTTTGTTCGGGTCAAACATTTTTTCTGATTCCTCATCCCAACAAGAATGAACTACCTCATTGCAATTTCTCAATGGTGTCTCTCCATTTAGTTTGACTTGTTCAATTGTCCAATAGTCATCGCCTTCCTGAAAAGGATAACCTGATTCATAGAACAACTCATCTAAGGTATAACCTTTCTTGTTCTCTATGTAGTTAATGAAATTGTTGCAGTGTCTTAGGTCATTGAACTCTTTTCTTACTGACCACTGACCCCTGCTTGAGCCATACGCAATTCTATTGGTATTGAACTGAAGAACTACGATATACTTATCTCTTGGTTCTGTCCAATCCTTTTTGAACTGCTCTAGTTTTTCTTCGGCTTTCTTGCCGACATACTTTGCGTATGAACATTGTGTGTGTGCTAGTAACTTAGATTCAAAGTTACCTGCATAAACTTGATTGAATGCTAAGACAGATTTGTCTGTCCATTTAAAATTGTTTTCCATTTTATTTATTATTTAGATTTAACTGCTGTAAATTTTTCTCTTACAATCCACTTGTATCTACCAATGTTTTCATTGTAAACTCTGTCGATTGCCTCAAATTTGGTATGTGCAGGGATGACTTTGATTAGTCTCCCTGCATACCTTACATTGAAATAGTGTTGTCTCTCTCTATGCATTGTGTCTCTCTTTTATGTCAGCAATGATTAGACTTATTGTTGCCCACATACAGAACAACAAGAATGCTGATACGATTAACATTGATACTGCACCACTAAACGATTGGAACAATTGTCTAGCATCGTTTAAAATGATGTGAGTAAATAACCTACCCACCATTGAGAACACACCTAGTGTTACGATTACATACAGAGTAGACTCTGCATAATTAAGAATTGATTTTTTCATCTTGATTGAATTTAAAATTTAATTGTTTCTGTTTCGTTCTTTTGAACTCATCAGTGAGGACACTCATCCTCAGACAGAGGAGTAGTGTCTTTGAAGACACTACCCCTTTGAGATTAGATTGCTCTGTACCCATTTCTGAGTAACTCTCTATCGTACCACTTCTGTGCATCGAGTCTTCGCATTGGGTCAACTAGGTCGATGACATTACGATTTACTTTGTTGGTCAGAACCATTTTTCTGAAATGCTTTGCCAACTCGAACTTCTCTGCAACCTTATCCATATCGCCATTGTACATAGACTTAACGATTGGTGTGATTCGCTTTAGGAACGTATTGAAATTGCCATTAGGATTGTTGATGCTAAAGTCAAGCAACTCATAGAACAACTCGTATCTTCTCATCATCTGCTTTACAGATTGGAAACGAGATACAACTCGGAACTCGATTACATTCCCTTTGACAAGACAGAATTGGTATCTACTGTACGCATCACCCCACATCATCTGTGGAGCATCTGCAGGTAGCATTGTCATATTACCTTTGCAGTAGCTATTTCTTAGTCTCTTGTAGAACAGAGAATGCAAGATTGCAACATTCTTGCGAACTGCATTTGCTATCTGTTCGCCACTCATACCCTCAACTCCGATAGTAACGTGACCACCACATCTGATGTCACTAGGAGAGTATTGGTCTTCGATTACTTTTCTAGCTTCAAACATCATATTGAAAACTTTGTTTCTCCACTTACCACTAGGTAGTAATGGTAGAATGTTTGTAATAGCTTCATAGCCACAAGAGGAGTCTCTCTCAAATCCCTTGAACAGAGGATATTCTTTTACTGCTCCTCGTGAGAGTCTGTTCTTCTCGATTTCAATACCGATAGTAAACTTAGACTTAGTGTCTCCATTCTCATCTAGGAGAAGATTTCGCTTTTTGCTAGATTTCAAGTTAGCAATATCGCTAGTCTTAGCACCTTTGTGCATCTCTCTAGGATTTGGACTTCTGTGGTATCCTGACATAGAATTTCTTCCGTAGTCATTACTGATTGTGTATGTGATTTCGTTTGACATAATATCTGTGGTTTTTTGTGTCTTTGAAGACACTGATTATTGATTGATTGCGTTTTGTAAGAACTGAATTGCATTAGCAATTTCTTCTAGGTTATTACCTGAGACATTGTTTTGGTCATCAATTCTGATTGATAAATTACTTCCTTGAGGATTCTTAAAGGTCATCACAAAGAGATAGTTTGTTCTCTCTTGCTCTACTTCAGTAGACTCGATTACCTCTTGCTCTGCTTGAGCAATTTCTTCTTCTGTTGCATCCTCTGATACTTCGATAGCATCAAGGTCAATGTTTCTTGAGAACTCAAGTAACCCTGCAATAGAACGATTTGCATCTGTTCCGATTTCATCACATTTGCTATTGAAAGCATCTACTATCCTTTGGTCTAGGTTAGATACCTTGACTAGCTTGTAGAAGAAAGACTTCTGATAACCGAATACTTTTTGACCAAATTCGGCTTTGCTCCACTCGATACCCTCCTCTCGTAGTTTCTCTTTTCCATCTTCACTATCGAACCATTTGACTGCATCTCCGATGAGACTAGCCAATTTTGTGGTGTGGTTAAACTTGCTCTTGTGAGCATTGTTGATACTTCTTTGAACTCGTTTTACTTCGTTCAGTTTGAGAGCATTCTTAATCTCTGTGTTTGAAAGAAATGCTGACTCGATTGCTAATAATTCTGACATTTTATTTAATTTTAGTTATGTAACTCACTGACTTTCAGTGACTTAGGGTCGATTTCTCTTGTTTTTATCTCCCCCTTTGAGAACAAATATACAAAATTCTTTCTAATTCTCGTCTAATTCTAAGAAAAGTTTTTGTTTTCTCTGTTATTCGTTTAAATCTCGCATAATTACCCAATTTCGTTTATGGTCGTAAATCCTCGCACAGACATAACCTTGACTCTCTGAGAGTCTAAAAGGTTTTCTTTGATGTTCTCTTGTGTCTTTGAAGACACAGAGAGAGGAGAACGCAGTATATCGGGAGAGAGAATGCTAACGCAGAACGCAGAACAGAGAACGAGCATTGACTCGTTCCTGTTCCTGTACCTGTCGCACAGGTAGTCAGACTAAAAGCTAAAAAATCGAGATGCGACAAACGAAACGTGACCCCCACCCCTTTCAAAAAAATCGGTTTCGCTGAGGGGTCGGTTGCCGTAGAGTCATATATAACCTGTTGGTTCTATATATCTAAAATATTTTTGTATCTTTGTACAAAACGCATTAGATATGAAAATGAAATATCAAAGTATGGGAGGTCTAAGAGTCAAAGACGGTAGACTTATCAATGATAGACCCAACGGAATATCCGGAATAGAACAAGCAGCTATGCTACGCAAAGCATTTAAACGTGCAAAGAAAGTAGATATGTATGCTGATGGAATAGAACTTGCCGAAGGCAGAAAGAACTTCTACAGAATGTAGTTGATTTTGATTTGATTGATTGGAGAGAGAGGAACTTAGTGTTCCTCTTTTTTTTTGTATCGGGTATCGGACTCGAACCGATACGAGCATTACTGCTCAACAGATTTTAAGTCTGTCGTGTCTACCACTTTCACCAACCCGACAACTCCTCACTGTAGGATTTGAACCTACGACCTTCACCGTATAAGGGTGCTACTCTAACCAACTGAGTTAAGTGAGGTAGTTAGTACACCCTATAGGACTCGAACCTATAACCTATACATTAGAAGTGTATTGCTCTATCCAATTGAGCTAAGGGTGCATTATGTTTTTATTTCAACATAGCTATGTTGTTTTTATGTTGATTTACTTTTTCCTAACTTATTGATTCTTAGTTATTTATATTCTTTATGTTGATTATGTTAAAAAAAGTCTATCATAGATAGAGTATATAAAAGTTTCAGTACTACTACTACTACTATATAGAGAGCAAATTATTACCATATTGTAATTTAGACGAAAGTTATACAAGTTCGTATACCGGTAACAATATTCCTTTAGATGTATTATTATCTCCACCTACTACATCTCTTTTAGTTCCTAAATACTTTCTGCATTTATCTTTTAATGCCTCAGCCTTCATAATGTGAAATGATTCTCCAATAGCAATACAATAATAGTCAGCAATACTTGTACTGATACCACTTGCTTTACCTCTGCTTTCATATTCAATAAATACATTGCCTGTTTGCTTTGCTTGTAAATCATACTTGACTTCAATTTTTTTGTGAGAGAAAATTTGAGATAGTTCTTTCTCTTTTAGTTGACCAACCATTAAGTCGTATGCAAAGTCTGAGTTGAAGTCCATTGTGCTAAGA